CTTGGTTTGGTTCAGATGAACCAATGACCTTGACATCTTTCTCAATTCATCGTAAACTAATGGAAGAAGGATTTGACCCACAGTCAGATTCATACTATAGTGAAGTAGACAAAAGAATGAGGGATACTTTTCCTCATAAATTTGAACAACAAGTTTCGCCTTCGCAAACAGTTGCATCCGCTAATAGAGGTGCGGCACCAGCAAAGGCGCGTAAAGGTTCTGTAAGACTCACACCCTCACAGGTAGCCATAGCAAAAAAATTAGGTGTGCCACTAAGCGAATA